ATGAAAAAACATGCTATTGCAGTAATGATGATCGCCGTATTTTCTGAGTCGGTTTATGCGGAGTCTACCTTATTTATTCCGGACGTCTCTCCTGATAGCGTCACGACATCCCTTTCTGTGGGGGTGTTAAATGGTAAATCCAGGGAGCTGGTTTATGATACCGACACCGGGCGGAAGCTGAGTCAACTGGACTGGAAAATAAAAAATGTCGCCACGTTGCAGGGGGATTTATCATGGGAACCCTATTCGTTCATGACGCTGGACGCCCGCGGCTGGACGTCTTTGGCGTCGGGATCGGGTCATATGGTTGACCATGACTGGATGAGCAGTGAGCAGCCTGGCTGGACCGATCGTTCAATTCATCCGGACACCAGCGCCAACTATGCTAATGAATACGATTTGAACGTGAAAGGTTGGTTATTGCAGGGCGATAACTACAAGGCGGGCGTGACAGCGGGCTATCAGGAAACCCGTTTTAGCTGGACGGCAAGAGGCGGGTCTTATATTTATGATAATGGTCGGTATATTGGTAACTTTCCTCATGGCGTGCGCGGCATAGGTTATAGCCAGCGTTTCGAAATGCCCTATATCGGGCTAGCGGGTGATTATCGTATTAATGACTTTGAGTGTAATGTACTGTTTAAATACAGCGACTGGGTAAATGCGCATGATAATGACGAACACTACATGCGCAAACTTACCTTCCGCGAAAAAACGGAAAATTCACGATATTATGGCGCTTCTATTGACGCCGGATATTATATTACCAGTAATGCAAAAATCTTTGCTGAGTTCGCTTACAGTAAATATGAAGAAGGTAAGGGCGGTACGCAAATCATAGATAAAACCAGCGGTGATACGGCGTATTTTGGTGGCGATGCCGCAGGTATAGCTAATAATAACTATACGGTTACCGCGGGGTTGCAGTACCGCTTCTAGACCACATCAGGATGTCATCGGTCATAACCGGCCGATGACGACTTTTTGCTGAACGTATGGCATGTCCGGTGATATTGCATAGGGACAATAAAAGCAACATGAAAGGGAAACCGCTCGAAAGACTATGCAGCAAGAAGAGAATTTCCTGGGTATCAATGGTGTCCCCTGCAGACATCTAATGGATTCGATAAGTGCAGGGGATTTATGGGGAATTTCTGATGTGAAGAAAATTGTGCCCGTTGTTATGCCCGCAAATGGCGTTCACGATGCATTTTCAACTGGGGGAAGAGCGTGGTTTTTCCACTTGAGATAATCGGCATAAAGCCAGCGCGATGATCTGCCGTACTTGATCGGAGGAGGGAGGTTTCCCTTCTGGATTTGTTTATAGAAGTACCGGTCAGTGAAACCAGCATCTCCCATCATAAACTTCATGTCAATGAGTGAGTCGTCTCGGAGTTCTCGCATAGGTTTGGTCTCGCGTTTGGAAATCGAACCTGGAAGCCAGGCAAAAAGAACCCGGCACTGTGGCCGGGCAAATGGGGGATAACGTGGCAGTGCATTCGCACCCAATAGCCAGCTCATAACTGGCTATCAGTTGCGTCAGTCGTAGCTTCCATACCACCAACCGTCATCCGACTCGGTAATAAAAATCTTCTGAGGGCCAAGAATTTTAAATACCTCCTTTGACGCGGAAAACTGTCCTGTCCCTTTATGTACTGACAGGCCAGAATCATCAGCTCTGACCCGAATTTTTTTTGAATGCTCATCAATTTGAAAGTCGACGCGATGACCGCCAAACGGGCAGGATTTATTAAATCTTCCATTAGCTGATCCTGACTTGGAAATTCTGAACACTACGTTTGGCTGCTCGGCCTCTCTGCCGAGCGCTTTAATGGCGAATTCTCGAACGGATACAAAAGCCATACTCTCTCCTCATGCCACGCGCTGCATTGCACGTAGCGATTTAATGTGTTCGCTAGTTTCAAGTTCGGCACGAATACGTCTCGCCTCGTGAAAGTCGAGATATTCGAAATCTTGGTTAAAGCGGTCGATTGAAGCGGTGTTGACCCGGCCTTGTCGCCAGTAGCGGACTATCTGTGATGTGACTGAGTGGATGATGACGAGCCAGTTATGCTGGTCAGCGTATATCTGGCCCCGTTGAATTAGCTGGAACATTGGCAGTCTCCATGTAAGCACCAATGAAAGCGGCTGCCGCCTGTGCGTTTATAGCGTTACCGTAACCCTTAAGTCGGCCTGTGCGGTTGCGGCCTGCCATTGCTCGTAATGAGGACTTGCCGTGTCCCAGGCTTTTGGCAAACCTTGCAACCAGCGGGAATGTGCCGGATTCAACTGGACGCCATTGCCCATCTCGACAAAAGAGCCAGTCCGCATCTCGCCAAAAACCGTTAACCTCAAGGGGCCTGCTGTGTAAGCCTGCCTCGGCAACTGATCCAGTCGTTCTTTCCCATCCCGCTGCGCTGTCATTCCTGATGTGTCTTTCCAGTCGCGAGTTGTTGGCGTAACCCATCCCGCCAACGCCGCTGCCCACCCGATTTTGTTCGGAGTTGCTCGACCATCCCCGCTCATTTGCACGGTCGTCGCGTTGGTGATATTGCTCACCTGCGGAGTTGGCCAGTCCGACAGCCGCGCCGCTCCGGAGACATGTTGCAAGCCCCGCTTCGTTTCTGGCTGCGGGTTCGTATTCGCTACTGGCGTGGGCCACCCAGTAAGCTCGCTCTCTAATGTGCGGCGCACCGATGCCCGCTGACGTAAACGGCACAAGCCCGAAGGCGTATCCCATTCCTTCCAGGTCTGCTTGTACAAGGTCGAACCATACATTTGCGTTACCTGCTGCAACCTGTTCGCCAAAGACGTGCTGAGGTCTGCACTCGCTGATAAGGTGGAAGAAAGCGGGCCATAAGTGCCGCTCGTCAGCAAACCCATCGCCTTTGCCTGCCGCGCTGAAAGGCTGGCACGGACAGGAGCCTGTCCAGACTGGCTTATCGTCAGGCCATCCTGCGAGGCGGAGGGAATGTGACCAGACGCCAATTCCGGCGAAAAAGTGGCACTGCGTGAATCCTCGCAGGTCGTCAGGTGTGACATCTTCAATACTCCTTTCATCAACTTCGCCCGGTGCGATATGACCGCCGGCGATCAGGTTCCGCAGCCATTGCGCTGCATACGAATCAATCTCGTTGTAATAGGCTGCCATCACCCACCTCGCTGCTTATTCCGCAATTCCTGCTCACCCTGGCAGCTAACGCACATCGTGCATCCCGGATACGCTTTCCGGCGCTCGTTACTGAGTAGATCCCCGCATTCCTCACAGTGCGTTGCTGATACTGCTGAGTGGTTGAGTCTGTGAGCCTGAATAGCATGGTCGCGCATCATCTCTTCGAGAGCGCTGGCCTGATCGATGATTTCTGATGTCATGATTTATACCTTCTTCCTAGCGTATTTCTTTGTAAGTAATCTTCCCGCAATGATCACAGCGACTAACAAAAAGGAAGGTTATTAAATAAGGTTCTATCGATGATTCTGTTCTGTAATATTGTTTTTTGTCTGCTGGATAACATTCCAATGATGAAGCCCAAATAAGCACTTCATGCTATTTTTTCCGCTCATAATCAGTGCTCCATGAACTGTCGGTTAATTCGGTTGAAGGTGAACGCGAGAAAATAAAAAGGCCGACATAGCGACCTTGTGATTCGTTTGGTTAGCGTCATGCTGCCTCCCGTCGAGCGAGAAGTTTCGCTCCGAAAGTCATTAGCTCGTCCCGCTCCACAGTTGCGAAGTGGCAGTGTGTGCGCGGGTACGGATGCCAGATGATGAGCATACTTCCCTTGTTATTGCCGCTGACTGGCTTACCGGTGACCGGGTTGATAAATGCCAGCCGCCCGGCGGTGATGAAGCGAACCTCGCTGGCGGTCTGGATAGCTTCCTTGAACCAGCCAACCGAAGTGTCTGCCGGAACAAGCATCACCGTACCGATCTGATTTCTGCTCTCGGCGGCCGCCTTTTTCACGAAAGGTGTGATGTCGCTGTAAGGTGGATTTAGCCAGACGTAGCCAGGTACATTCAGATAATCAGCCCAGGATGTTTCCAGCGTGTTCTGCTCGGCGGTGATGAACTTCCGGCACAGCGTGTTGTGCGGCGCTGCTGCTGCGTCAAGTTGAAAGCAGAATTCAGCATCCAGTGCTGCGAACAGTGCCGGTGGTGTACGCCACAAATCACGCTGATCTGCTGGCGTGTTACTTCCGGTGTAATCAGTCATGCTTCCTCCCGTTCAGGATTTCTCACATCCCACCTGTTGCGCTCAATATTCACAGCCAGCCGCTTATCTCCGACCTCTTCGATACTCCGACCGGTAATCTCTGCTACTTCTGCGTTGGTGTAGCGCATGAGCGCTGATAGTTCTTCTATGCTCCAGACTTTCATCAGTCGCTCCTTACTTGTCCGTAACGACCGCGATACTTACGCATACGGTCATCAACGTAATCAGGTTCTACAGGTCCAACTACCACCCATCCCGGCCTGAATGACGCTTCTAAGTTGGCGTACCAGACTTCCTTTTCGTGCAACTCCAGAAGCCTGTCTTCCATGGTCGGCTTCTGGAAATCGTCATTAGCGATAGCTGAAAAGCAACGAGCCAGCACCTCTTCTTTAGTGCCGGATCGCTTTGGTGGGCGCAGATATCCCGCCCCGGTGAGAGGTGCCGACATTTGATGCTCCTGATTAAATGGCGTGGATAGCGTGACGAGGGAAGGGAAGAGTTACCGGTGCCTCGTCCGGATAGATTGGTTTGTTATGTTTATGCCATTCGACATGACAGGATTTGCATAGCCACATCACATCGGTAGGCTTACCGTAGTCGCAGTGGTGAGCCTGAGGTTTACATTCGGATCCGCAGCACTCGCACCGTGATGGTCGAGTTAGCTTCCCATCGCGCAAAAAATTGCCCACGATTATGTGGGCTTTTCTTTTCCATGGGTTGCGCTTAATAAACCGCTTTTTGGCTGCGTTACATCGTTCTCTACCGCGATCTGAGGATTGATAATCCCTCCTGGCCGATACTCGATGTGGCAATCCCGCGCGCTCTTTGTCGTACTCAGCAAGGCAAACACGGCATGCGGCAGTTAATCCATCATTGGATGCTCTTCTTATTTGAAAGTCCCTTTCTTCCTTCTGCTGATTGCATCTGGAACAGGTCTTCATGCTTACTCCTAAAAAGGAATGTCTGAGTCATCAAAATCCATCGGTGGCTCGTTATGTTGTGTTGGTGATGGTTGCTGCTGTGGTTTCTGTGACTGCCTGTCGGCTGCTTGTTGTTTGCTGTCGCCAGTGCCTCCAAGCATTTGCATCACACCATTAATTCCAACATTAATCTCAGTGGTGTAGCGGTCTTGCCCTGTCTGGTCTTGCCACTTTCTGGTTCTCAGCATTCCCTCGAAATAAACCTGATCACCTTTTTTCACATACTGCCCTACGACTTCAGCAAGTTTCCCGACTACGGCAACACGATGCCATTCAGTCTGCTCCTTTTGTTCGCCAGTCTGTTTATCTCGCCACTGCTCTGATGTAGCGACTGTCAGGTTAGCGAACGCCGTCCCTGATGGTGAATAACGAACCTCCGGGTCTTGTCCGACCCGGCCTAAGATGATCACCTTATTTACGCCTCTACTAGCCATTTATGCCGCCTGTTTTAGTTCGTTAACTCTGATGTTCATTACCTGAACGCATTTTGTCTGCGCATCATCGTGACCAGCCAATAATTGCCAGTCATGCTGATATCTCTCAATTAGCTTTTGCTTGTCAGTTTCTGTTGCTGCATAATCGCTGAAGTCTTTCAGGATTTGTTCGCAGTCAACCGATGGAGATTTCTGGTTGGTATTTTCTGGTGATGGTTGATTGCATGATGCTGGCATGGCCCAGTCCGGCAGCGATGGAGGGAGCCAGTAAAATCCTGTTCCATCCTTCAGTTTGGCCCTGTGCCATCCTTGTTTCTTATCACTGGATATCTGCGCAAAACCTTCCTCAAGGTTATAGAGATACCGACCAATTCCCCACTGAACGGCAGCACGCTTCATTGCGCCAGATCGACCGCCTTTGACGGCTTCTACCTGTGTGTTTTCAGCAGCATCCCATTTAGTTACCCATTCGGAATCAATCTTGATTGATATGCCGCATTCAACGCCACCGTTGTTGGGTATATCGCGGTATTCATTGCGCCATCCTGCTTTGCCGCAAACATCGTCCAGGCGTTTCATGATTGCCCTGTTCGTGACATAAGCCAGCGCCATAGCCCATACTTTGCCATCGCGTGTTTTACCACTTTGCTGTATTCGCCATTCGATATCTTCAGCTGCGAACGGCTCATCTAACTGATCCAGATTCATGAGTAATACCCTGCAAATTCATCCCAGCTAATAACCGGATTCTGCCGTTCTGCGGCTAAGTTAATTTGCTGCTCCACTTCTTCCTCAATTTCAGGAGAACTGAGAGCAATAAATTCTTCATCATCAAAATCATGCAACATGACGCGCCTCCCATTCTTCGTCCTGCCACTTATCCCAACCAAGAGCTATTCCGGCAGCCCATGTATACGCATCAGACATTCCCTGTTTTGTATCCGGAAATACTTTCTCATATAGCTTGTTGAACTCCCTGTTTCCTTGCTGAACAAGAATTGTTCCATTAACAGGAGTAATGGTCATGGCGTGGCACTCCTGGCTGATTAAGAATTTCACCGAGACGTTTCCATCCGGCCCGTAATTTTCTGGTGATACGCTCTAAAAGTGATTCATTAAGGTGTGCGATACCCATGACGGCACCGCCCGCGATAGCAAATGTCATCGTGGGATTCTCCATTTTTATTTATTGGCATAGCGAAAACGCCTCGATATGAAGCGCTATTGATATACTGGTAAAAAAGCCGCCCTGACTGCGAGCGGCAAATAACATCAAGGGATGATTTTTCGATTAACCAGAACGAGTCGTCGTCCTCGTTTGGTTACGAGCGATATTGCTCGCAATGCGGAATCACAGAATCCGCATTAAGTGCATCACTCACACTCTACAAACTCACCATCTTTATCCAGTTGATACCATGTATTCGGCATAATACCGTTCTCGCCAACCTTGCTTGCTCGAATATGAATTAACTCGCCATCTTCATCTCGATAGCAAAGCACAATAGCTCCGCCTTCAGATGCCCTGGCTTTTCCTTCTATTCCGAGTGATGCCGCTACGGATTGCGATCCAGACACTTCCGCTGCTGACCGGTCGCCAGTGTTGGTTGCTGCTGACCAGTCGCCAGTGTTGGTTGCTGCTGATCGGTTACCAGTGTTGGTTGCTGCTGACTGGTAGCCAGTGTTGGTTGCTGCTGACCGGTAGCCAGTGTTAGTTGCCGCTGACCGGTTGCCACACATGATCTGCTGCTCAAGAGACTTATCTATCTTGCTCCAAATCCATTCGATACCACGTTGAATGAACTGAGGAAGCGTTAACTCATCCTTAATTGTGATACTGGAACTGGCTATTTTAGTGTCACCTCCTTCTTCACTGTCTGTAATACCAAAAGATATTGTTTCCGCATAGCGGCTTTCTGCCGGCGGATAATAACTGAAAACATCGAAAGGACATTCACAGGCGTGAAATCCAGAACCGCAAGCCTCTACTTTTCCATCGTGATGGAAGGTTTCACCGATTGCAAACTGAAAGCCACGGCACTTTAGGTCTTTGTTAAATCCCTTGAATGTCACAATTTCTTTGGTCATGTTGTTATTCCTTAAATTTTGGCAATAAAAAAGGCCGCATTGCGACCTGATTAGATGAGAGGTTTGCTGCCTGAATAATTATCTAGCGGTAATTTGCCCGCACTTACGATGACCAGCCGCGTAAAGTGCTACGTCTGGAAGAAGTACAGATCCTCCTTCAACTTCCTTCTGACGCGTTCCGGCAAGCGAAATGGCTTTGGTAACGCGGTCAATTCTTTTGGCTTTAACCTCATGAGAAGCATCAGGAGCATCGCAGCCAAAAATTGAATCAATGATATTGCAGATGGTGTCGCGCTCCATTGCTAGCTTTCTGCGCCGCTCATGACGGCGAGTTTTAGCATTGCCTGCAAACGTTGACTTCCCGTAGATAATAACCGTCATGATTTAATCCTCATGTGAAATGGCTTTGGTACTGGCGCCGGAACCTGTCTCAATTTCCGGATTTCAAGTGGTTTCTCAGTCCGGCCCGATCGGTACAGCTAGAGGCCTAAGCTCCACCACACGCCAGTCCAAACCCATCTCGTTTGGTATCTGCTCGCGCTTTGTCAGCGCATCATCGAAGTTAAAGAGCGTTGCCTGTCCGTTTGGCTACCAGCGTCCTGCTGATGGCTAAACAATAGCATTGAGTATTATCCGTATCAATACGTTTTGCTATTAATTAATGGTTTTTGTTATTATGTTGTTGATAGCAAAATGAATTTATTTTTATAAATCCTCTATGCCATACTGTTCTGAACAAAAAACGAGCGAGGAATCTGTGTGAAAAACGAGGAACTGGCGCAGTTGCGCTATCAGGAAATGTGCAGGATTGTCGGTGATGTCGTTTTTGCTATGGTTGCGGAGGGGCATGAGACCAAAAGAGTAGCTATAGCTGACGTTATTCGTACGGAGATAGCGAAAGGTCTGGATAAGTGGGATGACGACCAGTTGCAGTGCATGAAACTTGCTGTGAAGCTACTGGAAGAGTAGGTATCTGGGTGGTGACAAAGTGGCGGGCAAATGGATGAAATAGCGATGCGTTGGCATAATTATCAATGAGTTACGTTGGCGGGCGAATGGTTGATGTAGGGAACGGCAGGAAAAGAAAACCCGGCACTGTGGCCGGGCGTGATCGCTTACTCATCTTCATCTAGCAACTCAAATTGAGTCCCGGGCGATGGAAAGGCTCTTTTGAATGCTCTGTCAAACTCAGCTTTATTTCTTGAGCTTGAAAGGATGCCAACTACCTGCCAAAGGTGCGCCCTAAACATCGGAACACCGATGCTATCGGTTAGGAACTGAAACATCTTATATCTTCTACCGCCATTCGCATAAACGACAGGGTTTTTTTCATCTAGCATCTCAAGGATGGCGCCTTTACTTGATGCTAATGGCTCGTAGATATACTTCCTCGTAAACTTACCGAAAAACTGAGGGTGCCGACCTGCTTTTTTCTGCGTAAGTCCGTAAAGTCGATAAAGGCCATCCGTGAACTGCTTCGGAAATTCCTTCTCATATTCTCTGACCTGCTCTTTGATGAACTCTTGAAAGAGAATTCGATATTCATCTTGTCTCTTTTCATCGATATGCCCAGTAGCTTCGTCTACCAGCGCTACAATACCAACCTCTGCAAGACCGCGCATGATAATGTCTGCCTGAACAGAAATAGGTATCTGAGATGACTGAAGGGCATCACCCTGATCTCTCATCTTCAAATAAACATTGCATATCTTTGGGAGCAAAGATGCTTCAATGCCGTAAGCTGGCGCCGCTCCTTTATTTATTTTGAAAAGACGGCGCCGGGATAGACCTTCGGATAATTCATTATTAATGAATGGCTTAATGTTTTTAGCTGACAAGAAAACAGGAAGATAGGCGCCATCTGGATTCTCTTTCATCCTCTTCCAGTGGGAGCCGCCACGCTTCCCGCCGAAGGCTTTAGTGATAGCTCTCTCTGACAGAACCCTTGTCCCATCCTCAAGCACGGCGCATTGTATCTTTAAGTCTCCAATGACAATGTCGCCAGATCTTTTGGCAATTTCCACCTCACCATCGCCACCCCACCTAGCCGCTGCGGCTTTTCTTGCAATAGCCGACCTTTCTTCTGCAGAAAGAGCATTAGCCCTTGCCACACCACCTTTGGACTTTCCCGTTGGTTCTTTGCTTTCTTTATCAGACATTATGCAAGCACTCTTTGTTGTGAAATGTGCTTGCATAATATCAAGTATATAAATTAACAAGCAAGCATATATTCTATCTTGAGTGCTTGCATTTTTTGTAAAAAGGCCGCATTTCTGCGACCTGTTTCACACAACCACTATCCCCCAAACATCCATTCAGTCCATCATCACCCAAATATCTCATCAGGCCATTGGCTGGCTAACCGTGCTTCCTATAGGTCTGCGGCATGCTTCCAATTACCTTTCCAAAGACAAAAACCCTATTCATTTCATCTCTTTCAATTGGGTCCCAAGCTGAATAACTCTTATTATCAGATATGACCAATAGTTTATCTTTCATCTTCTGGAGCCGCTTAACATGTGCAGTATCGTCATAGAGGAAGGCGTATATCCCATCCCCATCGAAGTTTTTGATGCTTACGTCTACAAACAACAGATCTCCTGGTTCAATAGTTCCTGACATGCTATCCCCGCGCACATTTATGATGCGGATATTTTCAGCCTTTCTACCATCGAACATGTGTCTGGCATCGTCCTGCGAATACTCAACTGAGCGGAGTATTTCCACGAATTCTCGATTGATAACGCCAGGACCCGCGCTAACTTCAAGATCTAGGATATCGATTTTAAATGTGTTTGAAGATGGAGATGCGTTTATCGGAGTAGTTCCATCTTTTTTCATAGGACCAATTCCGGTAGACAACCATTCCGAATTAACACCTAACGCGTTTGCTATTTCAACAATCTTTGTTGACCCACGAGCGTTTCCACTTGTCAAACGCCAGATCGTTGGCTGAGCAACGCCTGACGCTTTAGCAAGAGCACCTTGAGACATACCAGCCAGTTCCATTGCCTTGTTGAGACGGTCAGAGAGAGTTTCTTTTTTCATAATATTCAATTTATACGCTTGCGTATTAATGGTCAAAACACGTTTTGCTATTGCTTTGGTTAATACTCATTGCTATTATTTGTTGTGTGTTATACGAAAGAGAATAAGCAATGACTAACAAAGCAATACAAAAAGCTGTTGCCATTGCAGGAAGCCAGCAAAAACTCGCCTCTTTGTGTGGAGTTAAGCAGCCAACTGTATGGCGTTGGTTACATGGTGGCGGCATTGACGCTAAGTATGTGGCAGCAATCGTAAAAGCTACAGGAGGAAGAATTAAAGCCAGAGAACTTCGTCCTGATTTAGCCGACTTACTGGCAGCAAGTTAAGTATCAACGCTCTTTACCAATCTGAACCGCCGACAACGCGGTAAATCTATTAAACGGATTTGCGTGTATTTGCGAATCCAACTCTATCTAATTTCTAAGGAATATTTTGAATGAACGTAGTTGCAACTAAAAGCAAGAAGGCGGCTCGCATTGAGTCCACTTTACTCAACAAGTTAGCCATGATGGGTCAGAAGACATTCGCTAAAGCTATGGGTGTTCCTGAATACCAGGTAAGCCGATGGAAGAACGGTTTCTTCTCTCAGGTCAGCATGATGCTTGCGGTTCTGGAGTATGGAATCGAAGACGAGGAAATGGCAGAGCTCACCAGGCGGCTTGCTACCTACCTGACAAAAGAAAAAGCCCCGAAGAACGGCGAATTCTTCGAGGCCTGATGTAGAAAGACTGGATCAATCCACAGGAGTAATTATGCCAAAACAACTCAGTCCTTACCAGGACAAAATTCACAAACACATACTACGTGATCGCTTCCTGTCCAGCTTCAAGCAGCCTGGTCGATTCCGGGCTGAGTTGGAAAAGGTGAAGCTGATGCAGAAGGAGAAAGGTCATGAGTAACGACTTCTTTGGTTTGCCTGAGATAACAGGTTCTAACTATATCGCTGATCATTACCGTGAAGAAGGTTGGATTTATGTCCTCTCTAATCCTTCCCTTCAGGGAATGCTGAAAATCGGAATGACAACGATTAGCCCTGAAGTCAGGGCGTCTGAATTATCACGGTCAACCTCCATACCAAAGCCTTTTGTAATTGAGGCTTCATTTTTTTCAAAAAATCCCGCTTCGGATGAAAAATATATCCATGAGCTACTGAGTGACAAGAGAGTCAATGATCGTCGAGAGTTCTTTTATTGTTCAGTAGAGGACGCCTTATCAGTAATACAGGAAGAGATTGGGCTTACCTGCGCCACTGAAACCATGGATTCCATCCCAATCAACTATGAAGTTGCCTCAATGGATTCGGCGATAGAAATCAATGCCGAGTCAATTCTGGAAGAGCTAAACATTTCTCACTTTGGTGAGCCAAGTTCGTGTCTTTTAGCGCTAGTGAAACTTGGTGCCGCACTGGTGAAAGACAAAAACAGAAATCATCTTCAATCACTGCTGATAAAGGGTGGAGAACTCCATTGCCTTGAGTGCAGGAAAGACGCGTAAGGGTAATAATCATGAGCATGAATTTGATGGCAAAAGCCATGAGTATTAAGGTTGGAAACCCTCTCAGGAAATTAGTTCTCATTAAGCTAGCAGACAACGCCAACGATAACGGAGAATGCTGGCCGTCTTATCAGCATATTGCTGACCACTGCGAATGCAGTAAAAGCGCCGTAAAAGAACATATATCTGCGTTAATAAAACTCGGACTAATGACCAAGGAAAATAGGGTTGGGGTTAACAACGGAAAAGGTAATACCTCCAACGTTTATCGCCTGCATTTAACAAGCACCCCTGTGCCGCCAGAAAGCACACCCCCTGTGCCGCCAAAAAGCACAGGTGGGTCGCCAAAAAGCACCCCTGTGCCGCCAGAAAGCACACCCCCTGTGCCGCCTGCTGGCACCAGAACCAGTCACTCTTTTGAACCAGTCAAAGAACCTTTGGATAACAAGAAAAAATTATCTTCGATGCCGGAAGGATTTTCACCGTCAGCATCCCATCAGAAGATGGCGGAAGAATACGGGATATCCTTGCAGGAAGAGTTTGATAAATTCACCGATCACCACATCAGTAAGGGTAGTAAATTTATTGACTGGAATCGCGCTCTGAATACCTGGCTCCGAAATGCTAAGGGATTTCAAAAATCACGTCCTTCTAACTCTTTCTCCAAACCATCATCCGCAATCACCGTATCGAAAACTGGCTACGTGTTTTTCGACAGGTGAACCATGAAATCAAAAATCAAATCGCTACTGGTCGCTGCTTATAACCACGGCTGGTTAAGTATTTCGTTTGTCGATTTCTGGTTTAAAAATCTCAATCTGAGGGAATTATGACACCGAGTGAACTCAGCGACCTGCTTTGGGCGCAGGTTGACAGGGTGGCTCCGTACCTGTTGCCAAACGGCAAGAAAGACGGGCATGAGTGGGTTGCCGGTAACGTCAACGGCGACAAGGGGAACAGCCTGAAGGTTAACCTTAGCGGCAAGAAAAAATGGGCTGATTTTGCTGAGGGAGACGGCGGTGACATGCTGGATTTGTGGATGGCCTGTCGGGGAATAAATCTGCATCAGGCTATGCAGGAAGCGAAGGCATTTCTCGGCATCAGGGAGGATGATCACCATTTCGACGCCAGACGTGAGAAGAAATTCTCCAGACCTGACCGCAAGAAAATCGCCCGTTACGTTACCAGAACAGAATCCCATCTTGAGTACCTGCAATCGCGTGGCATATCTCCAGAAGTCGTAAAGCGGTACGAGGTGGTCAGCGGCAAGGTGTGGAATGGAGTGCGAGAACTGGATGCTTTGGTGCTTCCGTACAAGCGCGATGGTGAGTTATTGCAGGTCAAGAGAATCAGCACCGAACGTCCGGACGGGAAGAAAGTCATCATGGCAGAAGGTGACTGTGAACCCTGTCTGTTCGGATGGCAGGCTCTCGATGCTGGCGTGAGGGCGGTTGTACTTTGCGAAGGCGAAATTGATTGCATGAGCTATGCGCAATACGGAATTCCGGCGCTATCTGTCCCGTTCGGTGGCGGGAAAGGCGCTAAACAACAGTGGATTGAGTTTGAATACCATAACCTCGACAGGTTTGAAGAAATATTTATTTCGATGGACGGTGATGATGTAGGTCGCGAAGCTGCAAGGGAAATCGCAAGCCGACTTGGTGAACATCGATGCCGTCTGGTTACACTGCCACACAAAGATATCAACGAATGCCTGATGAACGGCGTCACCGAGGATGAAATCTGGCAATACATCGGGACGGCGTCATATTTCGACCCCGAAGAGCTTTACAGCGCCCGTGAGTTTTATCAGGACACCATCAATGCTTTCTACGGCAAGCAGCAGTATCTGTTTAACCCACCGTGGGAAACGCTGGCTTACAACTTCCAGTTCCGTGAGGCGGAGTTAACTCTTGTCAATGGCGTGAACGGTCATGGAAAAACGGAGGTCGTCGGGCATATGGCACTTGAGGCCATGAGGCAGGGGGTAAAAACATGCGTCGCATCGCTTGAACTGAAGCCCGGGATTCTGCTTAAACGCCTGACCAGGCAGTCTACATGTTGCAAAATGCCGCCAGTTCTGGAAATCGAATCAGCATTTAAGTTTTACGATGACCGGCTATGGTTATTTGGCCTGACAGGTACAGCCAAGGCTGAACGCCTGATTGAAATTTTCACATACGCCAGACGGCGATACGGCATCCAGTTATTCATCATCGACAGCCTCATGAAGTGCGGTATTGGCGATGACGATTACAACGGGCAAAAGGCGTTTGTTGATGCGCTGTGCGACTTCAAGAATAAAACCAACTCTCACATTATCCTCGTCACTCACTCCAGAAAGGGAGACAGCGAGGAGAAACCTACCGGAAAGATGGACGTAAAAGGCTCAGGAGCGATTACAGACCTGACAGATAACCTGTTTATCATCTGGCGCAATAAAGCTCGCGAGAGAGCGTTACAGCGCGTTCAGGCTGGCGAGCAAATTAACGAGAAAGACCAGCAACTTCTTGCTGCGCCCGCATCTGTTTTAATGCTTGAGAAGCAGCGGAACGGGGAGGGGTGGGAAGGTGGCGTGCCGTTATTTCTTGACGAACAGTCTCACCAGTTCCTGCAAATGGAAGGTGCATCACCATACAACTACATAGCTAACATGCCGAAGTCGGAGTATGACGAAGTGTGGAGGCAGGAGAATGTTACGGAGTGCTAAATGACCATCTACATCACTGAGCTAATAACAGGCCTGCTGGTAATTGCAGGCCTTTTTATTTGGGGAGGGGGTAAGTGAAGGATTTATTAGTAACGCTAAATGTCGGTTTAAGCCTTCTTGGTTACGCCTACATTATGTTTAAAACAGGCCAGTGGATTATTACAAATGCACTTAAGCAGTGGGATAAGCGTAGAAAAGTGTCAGCAAAGCAGAAGGCGGTTGATGCGCTATATGAAGCATACGAACTGGATAAGGTAAGCGAAGGAGATACTGTAAAAGTGGCGACAAAAGAAGGTCTGGTAATCATGATTTGCAGACATGAAAAGACTAACACCCCAGCACGCTGATGGAGAGGAATAATGAGTACATTGGCTCAATTAATTAATGCCGACCTTGAAGAGTCAGGAGCACGGCATTATCGCTACTGGAAAGCCTCAAGACTTCCGATTAGAGAGCGATACAAGCGTAGGCCTAAACCAAAGAGCAGGCCGCGAGACAGGGTGCTTAAGCGCCTCATGCAGATAAACATGTCGCAGTTTACTAATTTCACCTGGTTCAAGCGGTGATGGAGAGGAATATGGACGAATCAAGAAAGGCTTTTGAGCAATGGTGGGAAGAATGGTTTGGCGAAGCACCTCTTACACCATGGCATGAGCTTTGGTGCGGTGATGGATATTCGGCAGAGGATATTGACCACATGTGGGATGCTTGGAAAGGGGCTCGCGCAGCTATCGAGATAAAGCTCGATGACAAAGTGATGGTTGAGGATGAGTTCGACAAAGGTCACAACTGCGCTATCGACTACTGCGCTGAAGCCATCCGCGCAGCTGGAATCAAAGTGAAGGAGTGAGTATGAGGCATGAACTGAAAATTCTTCCTGAGCATTTCATTCCTGTTCTTGACGGCGTGAAATTGGCAGAGCTTCGCAAAAACGACCGCAACTATCAGGTTGGTGACGTTCTGATACTGTACGAATGGGATGGAGAATACACTGGCGACGGATGCGAGCGTGAAGTTATCCACGTTGCTGATGTCGGTTCATATCTACCTGGCTATGTCCTTCTGAGCATGAGAGACGCCAATGCAAATCGAGATGATCAAAACCGCAGGGGGAGTATTCGCTCCGGCGTTTGAGCATGATTTACCCCGACTTACCAAGTTTCAAAACGGCGAAATGTACACAGCCGAATTTAAGTTAACCCGCAATCCCGCATTCCATAGAAAAATGTTCGCCTTCTTCAACTTCTGCTTTCAGCACTGGTCTGCTGACAGAGCAGGGCTAGAGAATGCCGACGAAACCACTCAGTTCAACCGATTCAGGAAAGACCTGACGATACTGGCTGGCTTCTACGACATGGTGACTAACATCCGAGGTGAGGTTAGGGCGGAGGCTAAAAGCCTGTCATACGGCAGCATGGAGGCAGATGAATTCGAGCGCTGCTACAGCGCCATGATTAATGCAGCTATCAAGCATGTTTTCGGCAAGACGAAAGACCAGAACGTGCTGAATCAGCTCTACAACTTCTTCTGAGGTTATATGGGAAAACAGCGACGAAGCATAACCCAAATCGCAATGGACAACCTGATATTCATCCCCACCAAACGCTCCAGAAACAAACCCAAGCCAGTACCTACCGAATCAGACGTAACAACCTTCAACTACACCGCGCACCTGTGGGATATCAGGTGGCTAAGAACTCATGCGAGGAAATAACAATGGACTATTCACAGTTATCAGATTTTGAAATTAACAAGCGCGTTGCAGATATCGTCATGAATGGCACGTGGCACGTAAGACCTTCTCATCCTGACAACACGACAGGAGGGTGGTTATATGGCTCAAATGGCATTCAAACATACGACCTTCCCGATTATTGCAATTCTCCCGAGTCGGCCTGGCCGATTATCACAAAGAACAGAATTTCTATTGAGTTTGATGGCGATAATAGCACCGAACCTCAGACAACCTGGTGCCATACAGCCAACCTTAACCGTACATGCGGTACAAATTATCAGAAAAATCCTCTCCGCGCGGCGATGATTACGTTTCTCCTTATGCAGGAGCAGGCCAATGCTTAGCCCCCACGAAGCCCAATCCTACGAGCAGCTGAGCATACGTCGAACGCTGTGCGCAGGCTGCACGAAGGAGCTATCGCCAGAAGAAACCTATGCATGTGAAGAGTGCATCAACGAATGGCTGGTATATCGCGATCCGAATGGAGATATGTCGAATGGCAATTTATCGGAGCAATAAATGGCTGCAAGCAGTAAGGGAGATAGATTGCTGCGTTCTGTGTGGTCGATATGGGGTTCAGGCGGCACATCGGAACGAAGGGAAGGGAATAGGCCTGAAGGTTGATGACTGTTTAACGGCAGCGCTATGCGAACAATGCCATACGCGCATAGATAACGGAAAGGACATGACAAGGGAAGAACGCAGGGCTGAAATGGATAGAGCCATTGTCCTGACTCTAAAGCAATTGGCGAATGGAGGGAGATTATCTGTCAGATGAATAGATATCTTTTGCAGCTACCCTGGCCGCCATCGAATAACCGGTACTGGCGACATTCAAGAGGCATTCACTACATCAGCGATTGGGGCAAGAGATACCGAAAAGAAGTAATCGAAATAATCCAGCAGCAACAGCTAGACATCAAAATCACACCTCGCATCAGAATCACCATCCACGCAGCACCTCCCGATAACCGCAAACGAGATTTGGACAATCTGCCCAAAGCCGTTTTTGACGCACTCACCAGTGCGGGCTTCTGGCTTGACGACGGCCAGATAGACGATATGCGAATTAAGCGCTGTCAGGCGATTAAAGGCGGAATGCTAGTGCTGGTAGTTACTGAGACATGCGGGAGTTTGCCAATGATTACGGAACTACTGGAGGCCGCATGACACACACTATCAAAACCATTCCAGACATGCTCATAGAGACATATGGAAACCAGACAGAAGTCGCTCGGCGCTTATCGTGCCACCGCAACACAGTCAGGCGTTATCTGTACGACAAAGAAGCCAGGCATCACGCCATCGTTAACGGCGTTTTAATGATTCATCAGGGCGGGAGAGGTATTTATGGCCGTAACCAGCATTAACCAGGCGAAACAGCAACGTGAACGTGACGAAGCTGAATTACGCAGTATCAGAGAGATGACGGAGCAACACCAGAAGGCGATGGATTATCTGCATGAGCGAGAGCGCGAACTGGTGAACCGGCTTGGATTGAACAAGCCGTCGGGAGGCAATGCTGCATGAATTTGGAAAACACTGTGAAATTCCACTCTCCGAAGTCTCCTCAACTATCAGATTCACCGAGAGCAACGGCATCAGACTCACTGACTAATACCGATGTGATGGCAGCATTTGGTATGGTTCAAAGTCGCGCTCCGCTCGGGTTCAGTGCTTTCAGCGGCAAAATGAACCTGAGCGATAACGACAAACGGAAGGCAATTCAGTTACTGGTACAGCATGGTATGAAGCATTGCGACAAGGTGGCTGCCTTACGCAAACTTGATACCAATGTTAAAGGGAAAGTAGTGCAAACGCTCGCAACTTTCGCGTATCAGGATTACTGCCGATCGGCGGCTAGTAATGTCATGTGTTCTTGCTGCAATGGGCGCGGAGTCTTAAGGAAAAAGGAGAGAATCGTTAAGCATCCCGGGTGTGGTGAGAAAACTCCTGCAAGGACGGCTGTGGAGGTAACGGAATCACTATGCACTAAATGCAATGGCGCAGGTGTTGTATCTACATCTTGCGTTAAATGCCGCGGGCGTGGCGTAGCGCTGGACAGGAAGAAATCAGAACTACAGGGCGTTCCAGTTTATTCATCCTGCAAGCAGTGCTCAGGGCGTGGGTATGAGCGCATACCCGCGGCTTCATGCTTTCGTGCAATATGTCAGTTCACCGATGCAATTTCACCAGGCGTATGGGATAAGGCTATTAAGCCATTCTATGAGTCATTAATTAGCAAGGTTGAAATGGAGGAGTCTGCTGCAAATGTAGTTTTATCGAAAGTTACCAGCTAAGTTTTATTCCGATAACGATTGCATCTTGCAAAATGACGAAAAGTAGAATATCATAACCCTAACAGTAGAAATCCGTACTTTGTTAAGGTGGATTTAAAAAAAGCCCTGCAATGATGCGGGGCTTTTTGCGTTTTAAACACGGCCTTTCTGAAAGCGTCCTATCACCAATCACCAGAACACATCCAGATACCCTTGCACATTCGTGGCGACGGGGTAGGACGTTTTACACAAATGAAAAACCCAGCGCTTGGCTGGGCTTCGTGAAAAGGAGTAGCTCATGTTGAGTGAAAGCGCAAAAGATATCGCAGGTTACGAAGGTAAGTACGCTGTAACGACTGATGGGCGAGTTTATTCTCATTCTCGAGTTGATGATGGCGGAAAGTTAAGGAAAGGGCGCTGGCTTAAGCCGAATGTAGATGGTTATGGATATTTGCAGGTATCCCTCTACTCGGAAGGCGTAGCAAAGAAACATAAAGTGCATAGATTGGTAGCTGAAACATTCATTGATAATAAAAAATTGTGCCCACAGGTAAACCACAAGAATGGAATAAAGACTGATAATAACGTATCTAACCTAGAGTGGGTAACGGCACAACAGAATATTCTGCATGCGTTTTCTAATAGCCTTATGTCATCCAAAGGAGAGAAAAATGGCAGGGCAAAGCTAACCATGGATCAGGTGAAAGAAATACGCGACTGCAAATCAATGACGAAAACGGGTATTGCTAAACAATACGGCGTATCAACAGCAACAATTTCATGCATTGTTAACAATAAGTCCTGGGTTATAGATTAACAAAATTAAGAATGCTCATTACAGGATGCATTTATGAGTGCATCCATTAATGTCCGTTAAATGCGATGGGTGGGGATACTGCACCAACAGTACCCCCAGTGATTTCCTCGCGAAAGCAATAACGAGCAAACCACGTTACTGATAAACGTATCCTGGATTTGTTCACTCAACAACCACGTTAATTCCTAAATTGAACAGATCCCCGCACTCAGGGGGTGAGAAAATGAAGATGGACGAAAGATACAGCAATGCTTCATACGGTAGCGCTGGTCTTGCGGCTTTCTTTGCCAGTCTTTCTCTACAGGACTGGGGCTTCATCATTGGCGTCGCGTTCAGCATTATCCTCGGCGTTCTGACTTACCGGCTCAACAAGCGTGAGCAAATGAAGCGAACGAAGATACTGCAGGACATTTTGAATAAAACCGACTCCAGAAATCCATCAGCTACAGCCACGGTTATCGCCGAACTCGGTCAGAAAGCACCAAAGGAAATCTGATGAACAGCACCCTTCGAAAAAGCGTACTGGCAGCCGTTGGTGGTGGGGCTATCGCAATAGCTTCTGCACTGATTACTGGGCCAACTGGTAATGATGGTCTGGAGGGGGTCAGATATAAGCCATACCGCGATGTTGTTGGTATTTGGACAGTTTGTTACGGGCATACCGGGAACGACATCATGATCGGCAAGACTTACACAGAATCTCAGTGTAAGGCGCTGCTGAATAAAGACCTGAACACGGTCGCCAGGCAAATTAACCCGTATATCAAAGTACCAATCCCCGAAACAACTCGCGGTGCGCTTTACTCGTTCGTCTATAACGTGGGCACAGGCAATTTCAGAACATCGACGCTTCTTCGCAAAATAAACCAGGGCGATATCAAGGGAGCATGTGATCAGCTACGGCGCTGGACATACGCTGGCGGTAAGCAATGGAAAGGGCTGATGACCCGTCGTGAGATTGAGCGTGAAGTCTGTTTGTGGGGGCAACAATGAGCATGATTTGCTTTTTCATGGCAGCGTTGCTCGCATTGAATGGCAACGATGCGTGGCCGTGGTTTCTGGCCGTTGGGGTGTTGATGTCATGAGTCGGTTAACCGCGATTATCTCCGCTCTGATTATCTGCATCATCGTCTGTCTGTCATGGGCTGTTAATCATTACCGTGATAACGCCATCGCCTACAAAGAGCAGCGCGATAAAGCCACATCCACAATCGCTGACATGCAGAAGCGTCAACGTGACGTAGCAGAACTCGACGCCAGATATACAAAGGAGCTTGCTGATGCTAACGCGACTATCGAAAGTCTCCGTGCTGATGTTTCTGCTGGTCGTAAGCGCCTGCAAGTCGCCGCCACCTGTGCAAAGTCAACGACCGGAGCCAGCAGCATGGGCGATGGAGAAAGCCCAAGACTTACAGCAGATGCTGAACTCAATTATTACCGTCTCCGAAGTGGAATCGACAGGATAACCGCGCAGGTTAACTACCTGCAGGAGTACATCAGGACGCAATGCCTGAAATGATTCGTCAACCAATAAACAGAACATCCTGACTTCGGTCAGGCTTTTTTATACCCAAATTTCACCGCGCATCACACACGCACATCAAAGAGACGCTTTCGTCTGTAAGCAGGGTAATCACATGAACAAATCGCCCCGTATCTACGGCAGCAGATGGGACCGTGAGCGTCTCATATTTCTTCGTACTCATCCGCTGTGTGTCATGTGTCATGAGCAGGGAAGAGTGACGGCGGCAACGGTGGTCGATCATATCATTCCGCACAAACTGAAAGAGGCGCTGAATAGTGGAAACGCCGAAGCGATAGCGAAGGCACAAAAGCTATTCTGGAGCCGGAAGAACTGGCAGGGGTTGTGTAAGCAGCACCACGACTCTACGAAGCAACGAATGGAGAAACGCGGTGTCGTCGTGGGCTGTGACGAGAACGGTATTCCACTTGACCGTGCATCGCACTGGTTCAGACGATAACAATTCTCATATGTGTGGCAGCTATGAAGGAGGAGGGCGGGTTAAAAGTTCACAGCTTTGTGCCTGCGTGACCGCCCGCCCTCCTCTGTTTGCACAACCGCGAAATGAAAAGTTTTTTTCCGGGAGGTTCCGATGGCAGGACGGCGCCCGAAACCGACCCACCTGAAAGTGGTAACCGGCAATCCGGGCAAACGTAAACTCAACGATAAAGAACCCCAACCTGCAAAAGAAATCCCCAGCCCGCCAGCACATCTTAGCGACTGGGGAAAAGTTGCGTGGGGCAGGCTCACAGTTTTACTTGATGGCATGGGTATTCTTACAGTTGCCGATTCACTGGCGCTGGAGCGTCTTTGCGATATCTATGCAGATATCCTTCAGCTTCGTCTGACGATCGCGGACGAAGGGAGAACTTATACAGTCCAGACTGAAGGGGGATTTTTGATTAAGGCGAACCCGGCTGTTGCGATGCTGGCTGATGCCGATCGACGGTTTAAAAGTTACCTGGTCGAATTTGGTCTCACCCCGGCCGCCAGAACAAAGGTGAAAGTTGATGGTGGAGAAGAGAAAGAAGACCCGCTCAACCAGTTCTTCGGTTGACCCCACCACTCGTTATGCGATGGATGTGGCGTCCGGTAAGGAAATTGCCGGACCTGATATCCGCAATTCCTGCAAGCGTCACCTGAAGGATCTGGAGTCCTGCCATGCCCGCGGTCTGGTATGGGATACGGTAACAGCGCAGCGTGCCATCGACTTTTTCGCGAAAGTGCTGAAACTTAACGGCGGAGAACACGAAGGCAAGCCGTTCAATCTGTTACCCTGGCAGTGCTTTATCGTGGGGTCTGTATTTGGCTGGCAAAACTCAGACGGCTATCGCCGGTTTCGCATGGCGTACGTCGAATCCGGTAAAGGG